AAACGCCACTGCATAAAATGACGCATAGCACTTTCGATAAACCTGTCTGTCGGTATGCCTCTTTTCCAGTTATTATCAGAGTATTTTTTAGCCCCGTTGGTGTAATGGATTGCAACCCGTTTTAACGCTTCTACAGGCAATAAATCCCACCTTATCTTGTTCTCTGATGTGTCCCTTACTGCCCCTGTCGGGTATTCCTGTCTTTTACCGCTGTCTTTTATTTTATACATTTACCCTCCTATACAAATAATGGCTCTGGTGTCGCATTGACACGCTTACGAGCTGTTTCACAATGTTTATCTGATAATTCTATGCCTATAAAATTTCTATTATGTTTCTTACAAACTGCAGCAGTAGTTCCACTACCTATAAATGTATCTAATACAATATCATTTTCATTTGAGCTATTTAAAACCATTTTTTCTACCAATTCCTCTGGTTTTTCTGTATTGTGTCTTTTGTTTTTTAGGGTAAAGTTCATTGGTTTAATTCTCCAAACATCTCTTTCCCTTGCACTAAATTTTCTTTTACTTTTTTCTTTTAATCCGTAGATAATAAACTCGTGAGAAAACCTATAATGAGAACCTGCTTTTATCCATTCATAATCCCATACAATACAATTTTTAATTATTAATTTATCAATAATGATAGGATATAAAAAGGGATATGTTCTCCAGTCAGTATTAATATAAAATTCCCCATCATCTTTTAACACTCTTTTAATCTCGTTGAAATAAATATCAAAAAAAGGTTTTATAAGGTTATTATCTAACCATTCTCCCTTTTGTCCATTGCTTGTAGTTCCTATGCAAAAAGGTGGGTCAGCTATAACAAGGTTGATTGACTTATCAGGGATAAACGGCATTACATCTAAACAATCACCTTGAATTATTTTGTTATGAAAGTCATCAGGATAATTCATTCATACTCCTATCTTGGTGGGCAAACTCCCGTTGGGCAATCTGGATTTTCTATTTTCCTTTCAGGTCTTGGCATATCATTCTGGAGTTTTCTAATTATAAACAATATTAATTCATTCCGCTCTTTGCGTTTTTGATTTCCATTTATCATATCTTCATCATATAACATATTCTTCAATAATTCGATAGCTTTCGAATGCATTATTTACCTCCGTATAATTATTTTGATTTCTTAAATAATCTACTAATTTTGGTAATGTCCTATATTCAGTTACCCAATATTTTTCTTCATACATAGTTGTTTCAGTTATTTCCATTTTATTCCACCTTTATTAAATCACTTTCATAAAAATAAGGTAATTCTGGGGCTGCATAACCTTCTGGTAGAATCACCGAGACTAAACTACATCGACAGTTGATTACTTCTTCAAGCGGTCCATTTCGGTCTCCTGGATATTCAAGTCCATTACTGAATAAATCCCCAACTCTCACAATCTGCCCTTCCATATCAACGTGCCAATCTCTCACCCTTTCATCTCTGGCTGTTCGCCATTTATGATATTCAACTCCTAACTCTTTTTCACTTTCATACATTCCAAGATTTTCACTACTGGATAGTTCTGTTCTGGCTACTCGCTCAAGTTCGTATTTTTCCATGTTTTCAAATACATCATCTAAATTTTGGGCGGCTTTATCATATCCGAAACCTTCTTCATAGCTTTCTTTTAGGTTTTCCATGATGTTCCCGATTAACCGATTTAGAGTTCGTTCTGAAGCTGTAAATTTTTGTTCTCTTATGTATTCGGCTATACTTAAACTGAATTCATCTATAAATTCCATGCTTAATTTAGGGAATGTTTTAGGTTTGGGCGGCTCTTTGGCTTTGGAAGTCGGCAAACTGCTTACTGTTCTTTCTATTCCCCTGCGGATAGCTTCTTGGGTGTTTTCGATTATTATTTCCGCATAATCTTCTACCGATTCACTCAATGGTTCTACAATATACTTAATATCCATATCATTGGAAGGTATCCCTATTTTTTTAAACCGACGCCTGATTTCTTTATTCTTTTTTCTAATTAGAGTTTGGAGTTTCCGAAAGAGTCTTAGTTCTTCCTTTAAGAGACTGGATTTCTTTTTCCAGCTGTGCAATTGCTTTTGTAATTCTTCTATCTCTATCAGCCACTCCATTATTTGATTTTCCAACATAGTCTATAAATCCTTCTATGAGTTTATCTTTTAGTCCATTTAATGTTCCGATGATTTCACTTTCTGGTATCAGTCCGCCTGAATCAATTGCCCTACCATTTATGTAATGGAAGGTCATGGCTATATTATCAGGGTCTACTTTCAATCCAAAATATTCACCTAAGTATTCGATTGCATCGTTTGGTGTCATAACTCCACTTGCGATTAATTTTATACATCGCTCTACATCGTTGTCTATTTCAGTTAGGTCAATACTTTCCAATTCAAACACATAATCAGTTATTCCCAATGTCGGTAAAATGTAGTGATTCATAATGTGGTTAAAAACATTCTGTCGAGGTTTAATTATACTTTCATAGTAGATAGTGGTAGCTTCCCTTCCTAAATTACCAGCTAATTGCCCTGTTTCGTATATTCCCATTCTATAAGGCGGCATCCCATGAGAGGCTATAACTTCATCACGGTTGTCATTTCGGTAAAGCCTGAATGATGCTTCTTTGACTTCTGTGCTTAGAGGTTCTACTTTGATAGTAATTTCACCTTGCCCTGTTTCGGTTTTGGGGATAGTGAGAATCATTACACTTTGCGGGTTGTTGACTAATTCCTGAAATTTCTTTTCGATGTTTGCTACCAGTGGAGTTTTACCTGTTTTTGGGTCAATCTCTCCGGGGTCAAAATCTCCGCTAATCGAAACTAAATAAGCAGGCACTCCAAAATTAGAGAAAAAAGCAACGTTGTAATCACGCCTTGCTACATCTCCAGTAATCGCCCCGATTGATGGTGTAACATCGGGTATCCCATAAAAACAAGACCTCGGGGTATAGTTTACACTCCAGACAACCTCATTACCTCTATTGTTAGGTTTTAATGATTTGGCTTTTTGTTCCTGTCCAGTTTGGGAGTCAATATCTTTTTCATAATTAAAATCTCTGAACCAAACTTTTTTAGTATTTCGGGACTGGCAATATTTAACTCCTGATTTATGAATTCTGATTGTGTGTGCGGGAATGTGTCCTATAAGGTCAACTTCACCGTCAAAATTATTGAATGTTCGGGCAATCTCCATAGCAAAATATCCGGTGCATTCCTTGTCAAGCTGTAACTTATTAAAGGTTTTTTCTATCGGTTCTGGCTGTTTCTTTATGAATTCCTCTAATTTTTCCTTTTGTTTTTCGTCGGGCTTTTCTACTTTTGGGTAAATTCTATATCCGTTTCCTGCAACATCTTCAGCTTTCGTTCTACAGGCTCTCATGTGGTAGGTGTTGATTTCCATTAACTTCGCCATTGTCAATGGTTCATATAATGGCTTGACTAATCCATATTGAGTATAATCACTATCTGCAAATGTATCTTTGCTTAATTGTTTGCTTTGCGAGGTAACATAAGGTTCTAATACATCGGCTTTATATGCTTTTCCTTTAGTAGTTACGATTGCATAAGGTTGCCATTTATTAGTTTGTTTTTCCATTTAGTCCTCCTTTCTATAATATATATTTTCTGGTGATTTATAAGTTTTCATTTTCTTACCTTCCCAGTTTTTAACCTAACTTTTTTCGGTTTTAATTTCTCTCCATGTTTTAAATCAATCCCCATTTCAACGCATACACTATTATAGCAACATTGATACCAAAAACCAAACTGGTCAATATCCCCGTATTTCTTGTGAATTTTTTCCCTGACATCATGCTCTGGATAGCGTTCTTTGATTAGATATTTTATTTCTTCGCTAATTTGTCTTGCTAACATAATAGCCTCCTTAAACATTTACATAGACTGATGGTTTTTTCCTTCTCATACATTGCGGAATATATCCCACTGTATCAACCATATCATCATGTTCACCTTCCGGGAAGGTTGTTAATTCATCTTCAAACTCATCTAAATGCGGGAGTTTATTCCAGATAAATACTTTTCCAGTTTCGAATTTGGCACTCATGGAGTTTGCTCTGGTTACCTTATCACCCACTGGCTCTAATTGCCTGATTGATATATCTGTTAAGGTATTCACTTCATCGGCTAATACTGCTTGATATTGATTAGATTCAATCCCCAACCAGTTTAATGGTGTGTTTCTGCGATAATGTTCTGGAGTTAATCTTTTCTGTTCCGCCCAGCTGAACCTTCCTCTTAATAGGTTGGTTATATAAATATTCCCTTCTCTGTCTGCTCCAAATGTCAATATAACAAAATAATCTGCTGTATCTTTTTTGGATAGTGCGAGGTCGCAGGTTTGATAGAACGCTATATCTTTAATCAGAATTCGTTTTCCATTAGTTAAGACAAAATACTCTCCGTCTTTCTTGAAATAGTTGAACCATTCCCGTTTAAAAATACTCCCTTGCTCCATTAATGTTGTATCATTCTGGTATTGTGCATTAAACGCTATACTCCCTCTGTCTTCTTTAATCTTTAAGAGTTTTTCAATCGGCCATCTTTGTTCCCAGAGCGATTTCCCATTTTTTAAAATAGCCCTATGAGTTTTATGTTGGATATTATTATAAGTTCCTTTTTCTAAAATTCTTCCATAATAATCATCATGATGGTATCTTGTGCCGTTGAGGTGGACAGTACCACCGGCTTTTAACATTGGCATTAAACTCATATCTACCCATTTTTCTAAATCATCTCTGCGGTATTTGGTTTTTACATTTTCAAAGTCTACAATATCATCAAGCAATATATCATCAAAATGTGAACCTGTTCCCTGCCCTACACCCAAAGCGGTAACGGAGGCTTCTTTACTTATATCAGTTGCTCCTGCGATTGATATTTCTTTAGTTGTCCATATTCTCCCGGGGGCTAATTCGGGATAAAGGATTCTTAAATATTCATTGCTTTCAAGTTGCTGTTTAGTTTCTGACATAAATTTAACGGCTTGCTCTTTAGTATCGGAGATAATGGCTAATTGTTCATTGGGATTTTCTGTTAATTTGTAAATAGTTCTGATAACTGCCCTTACTGTAGTTTTGGCAAAACCTCTTGGTCCTAAACATAATTCGTCTATTCCCATAAGCCCTTGTTCTAACCATTGTTTGTGAAATTCCTCAAACTTAAATTGAGGATAAAGTACGTACCTAAGAAAAAATGGGTCATTCTTTATTCGGTTTTTTATCTTGAGTCTGCATATCTGGTTTAATTGCTTTATGGGCAAGCTCGATAAGTCCATTCATTTGCTCCTCTGATAAATTAGATTCTAATGTGCCTTTTACATTAAGATTATGTTCTTCAATTGGTTTTAATCCTACTCCATCCAATACATATTTTATGAGGTCGGCTTTTACATTACTATCGGAAATTTTTTTATCACTTTGCAATATGTTGACTATTTTTGCTAAGGCAACTTCACTGATTCGATATAATCTCATTCTATTTCTGGTTTTAAGGTCATCAAGCCTTTTGGTTATTTCTTCCTGAATATTAACATTTCTCAACAACCTTGAAGCGGCAACCTCTGTAGAATGGTCATCTGTTGTTTCATACCCTGCATCAATGTAGGCTTTCTTTTGGGTTTTGCCTTCTAATA